ACCTTGGACAGTAACCTGCCAATGGTCTTCATGTGCGAATAACCTACCTAATGCATATCTAACCGGTTGTCTTGTTGAATGAGGATCAACTCCTCTAACTAATATTGTGAAAAACGTACTTTCTTGTTGATTAAACGCCCCCCAAGGGTCTATACCCCCAAATTGGTACGCAACACCGCCATTATTCAGAATATACTGACTGACATTTGTGAATGTAAATAAAACTCTACGAAAAAATGAAGGTTTAAACCTACCACCACCATTGTTTATATTATTGGCATAATTAAACACTGACGACATTTGACTTGATGTCATTGCCGTTATGACTTGGAAATATTCAATGTCTGTTGGGTATCTTAGGTAACTATCGGTATCTCCACTAGTTTGATTCAACTTATATCCCGTTACTAATCTTTCTCCCGTATATGGATTTGTATGACTAACATTAACTGTTGTTGCGGAATTTACATTTATAGGAGTTCCTGTTATTGATGAAGTACCATAAAAATTTGGAGTACTACCACTTAAATTAGGATCATTAAAGGAATAAGGATTATTAAATGTTAGTACAGTACCCGCTTCATATTTCTCCTCTATCGCCAAAATTAAAACATTATCATAGTGAAATCCGTTTGAAGATAAATTTAAATTTAAATTGTTATTCTGTTGATCCAAATTTAAATTTGGAGAATTTAACTCGTAATTAAAACATGTTTTGATTTGTGATGTTCCCCCTCCAATCATATTTCCAGACTCAAAACCACTATTATTGGGCGCCACATTTAATGGTGCATTTTGATTACTAGCCATATTACCATTACCAAAAAACTTACCTTTAAAGTTCATTAATGTTACTTTTTCATGTAAAGGTAATCCTGTCGTCCATATTCCAATTCTTTGTGTGCTATTTCCATCACCCCCATCATTATCATAATTAAATGCAGATATATTTGGTGTTCTATATGTATATGATATATCCGGGTTAGTACCTTGAAACCCTGCCGCCATCTGTTGGAACGCTAACGTAAAATCATTATACTCACTAGTTTCATTATAATCGTAACTTCCTGTGTCAATAAAATCGGATAATATACTATTATTTATAAAATTTGCCTGCGCTAGAACCGATCCACTTGGGGTTGCTATTGTTGTTGTTGTTGACGTACAGGAACATATCTCACAATCCGGATATGAATATAATGGTAAATTTAATCTTGAAAATCCCTCAAGTAATTTCCGTACTTTATTTATCGGTCCGTTTAGACTAAAAAAAGGTTGACCGTCATGAATTTGTTGTAGTAAATCTATTAAATCAGTTAATAACTTACATATTACGTGAAATACCTTAACAATCACCTTAATAATTATACTTAAAAACCCCAACAATATTGTGAAAGCGAAGAATAATAGATCGGGTTTGAATTGAGCATCATTTGTTGGTAATTTATTACTAGTACTATCACACTCCTCATCGGTTATATTTTTAATACCTAAATATCTTCTATTTAATGTCCCTTTAGTATATCTTGTTATTAGTTGTGAAATAGTGTATACTTTGTTGTAAGACATTTCATAGAACATATCTTTACAATCAATAGCGTCCTGAATCATTATTTCTCCTTGCGTATTTCCAGTAACTCCGTAATCCGCCCAATCTAAACTAAAGGCGTATGATGCTTTAAGTAATTGATAACTAACTACAGTACTAGGGTAGGTAATCGGATCAATACTTGAACTACTCCATCCATGTTCTTTAATATTCGGCACTAAAAATGTCCCTCTTTTAACAGGAGCACTCAAATCAGGTGGTTGAGTCCACCTTATTTTAAATCTATATTTGGCTTTAGTTGGTACTCCTTTCCTTTCGTCGTTTGAAAATATTTGCTCCCCAAATTCATTGGTTATTATATAATCCATATTCATTGGAGTGTCTAATAACCAAGTACCGTCACTATCAATAACATTTCCGTTATTCTCTAATTCATACTCTTCTAATACAGGTCTACCATTTATATCTTGTTTGATTGTTTGTCTAACCGCTAGAATTTGACCCGGTCCTGAAATTAAAGAACACATTTGTCCTGACTTTAACTTAGGTTTACAGTTCCTTTTAAGTGCCCCCCTATCAATATCCGAGAATATTGACCCCATAAAAATTGCGGTTGGTTTAATGGTAATACCAGCCTCGGCAGTTAAATCAAAATCGGTTCTTGTAATTGATGGTTGACAAATTTCAGGTTCTCCCCACAATGGTAGAACCTCAACGGTCTTATTTAAGAATATAATCTGTGGTAATGTTGTTAAATTCTCTGATGTTTGAAATTTAGTTCCGTTAACTTGACTCTCGGTAGCCAATCCTATTCGTATTAAATCCTGCGGTGATTGTGAAAACGGACCCATATCAGATAAGTCCAAATTCATTAAAATTGTATAACTACCAACAGGAACTCCAAATATCATAAAGTCACCACTGTCATTGGTTGTTACCGTAAATTTATAATATTTGTCGTATAATTCAATCGCGGTTGGATTTGTTAATACATCCTCTAAATCAGGAAATGACCCTGTCGCCGCATGTCCTGGAAATGATGGTTTGTATGGTAATAAATTATATCTATATCCATCCTCATTAATATCGGTTACTGTCTTATAAGGATATATTTCACTGATGGTCGGATTTAACTCATCAGCAGCGGTTATTGGTATGAATAAGGATAATTTAGCATTAGGTATACCATATCCGTCATTAACAGATACCCTACCAGCGATAACACCATAATCAGAACATTGTCTTACGTATATCTCGCTTTGTGATAATTTTAAGGATAATATCTCCAAAAAATCAAAATCTTGTTCTAAATTTACGGTTACCGATTTATCAACGCCAACCTGCGTTCTTACCCTATATGACTTTGACATTTAATACTTTTTGAATAAATAGTTTATATTCTACTTTCAAAAAATAATTGATTTAATAAAAAAATAAATTATCAACTGAAATTAACCGTTTTTAAGTTTTTAACCCTAACTCTAATATCTTTACCCGGATATCTAACTTGATATATCTGTGTCGGTTCAGCAAATATAGTATCATCAATAAGTTCTATCTGTCTTGTTGTTGAATCCAAATATCTTTGTGATGTTTGTGATGATGAATACTGACCGCCTACTTCATTTATAACATCTATCGCCGCAACACTAATAACACCATTTAAAGTTTGTACTTGTCTTCTTATTTCAGATATATAAACATTCTCTCCCATCTCTCTAACTGATGGTGAGAAATAATTGGTTACAATATCAATCATTTGTGAAATAACCACACCTTGGTTTTGACTTGAGTCCAATACAACAGATATATCCATACTAAGGTCAACAACTTGAGCACTTTCTACAGATATATAATCATTAATCATTCGGTAGTTTGAAAGGTAGTTAGCAATGTTTGTTTTAAGCGTGTTTGAAATAACATTACTTAAACCTCCACTTGAATCGTATGATAGTATCTGAATTTTAATTTTATTCTCCTGTTCGGTTATCGCCACTTTAGCAGGTGCTCCGAATTGTGATGGCATTTTTCTAATTAAAGATTCGTAGTCGTTTATTGTAACCGCTCTGTTTTGTGCTGCGAAATTGTATGTTACATAATTTCTAACTTCCTCCACAGTTGGTACATTTGCTCCACCTATTGCGGCGGTCGTATTATTACATCTTAAAGAATTAATTACTGTCGTGTTTTGTGTTTGTGATGGACCATTAACGAAGAATGAGACCGTTCCTAATTGATTAAGGACATTGACACCTAAATTGGTTGATATACCACCACCAACTCTGTATTGAATGAATAATGTGGTATTAGCCTTCAATGTAGTACCTAACGCCAAGTTGTTTGAGTATTTCTGTAAATTCATAGGGTTACCTGTTGCCGCAAACTCTCTTAGTTGTTCGTCAGCCGATTGACTACCTCCACCGAATATCATTTTAAAGAAACTCTCTGGAGTAAATTCAGTTATGAATCTTGTAGGTGCCGGAACGTATTTACCCACCTTTACTCCGGGTCGGTCTGATACTTTAGTTGGATCCTCAACAAAAACTTTATCTTGTATTAAAGCATCAACTTCATACCATCTATTATCCAATCCTAAGAATTCATTATCTGTTGGTATGTTCGCGTATTGTGTTCCGTCTTTTAATAATACACTTGTCACCCCTAACACATTTTTTTCGGGTAAAAATAACTCAAAAAATGGTTTTACGTCGTTTGACGATATAACTCTTTTAAAAACTTTGGTTATACCATTAACTACGGTTTCTCTTTTTGTAATTGTATAATTAATAATCTTATTATTAGCGTCAAAGTTTGGTACTTTGGTTCTGTTTGGAAACCCTTCATTATTAAATGGTGATGAAAAATCTATATCATATACGGTCTCGAATGTTTGACCCGCACCATTTATCTGTGACCCCCTTCTTAAAGTACCACAATATCTAATATCCTCTTTATCCCCGAAAGCCGGAACTGTTATTGAAAAATCAACTAACGCAACTGATGGTCTTTGTCCGGGAACTTTAAGACCATAGGTTCTTGCGATATTATATATTGATGATCTTTGTTGGGCGTATTGTAATACCGTTTCTTGAATACTTCTATCAATGTTAAATTGTAGGTTATCTGATACCGCTGCGTTTAGATCAAGTAATACTGAGAATGTTGAAGCATCATTTACGTTGGACAACAAATCAGGATAATATGTTTTTACAAAATTAATTAATTCCGTTCTTATCCCTTGGAAATCTCTCGTTGTGTACGATATTTTTTTATTTGCCATAATCTATTAAATATTAATTATTATAAAATCACTTGATTCAAACACGTTAGATGTAATTTTATAATCTATTCTAACTTTAGCGGTATGTTCTTTAGTTCCGATACCGGGAACTCTAAAAATCCTCTCATCACCACTTATTACGGTAACATTGGGGTCATCTTCTTCTGTTGACGCATCATAAACCGCAATATTGGTAATAATCAAATTGGGTATATACTTAGAAACGGAATCCCTTATTTCGGCTTCTATATCCGAGAATGTTGGTCCGTCTAATGGTTCAAAGATGTATTCAAGTAATCTAGTTCCGAAGTCAGGTAAAAAATATCTTGTACCCTTTCTTGTTAATAAAAGATGTATAAGGTCAGTTCTAATCTCCTCCTCAATGGTTGATGATAAATCTAAAAATCTACCATCAAATGAATCCCTGAATGGGAAATTTATTCCATATGTAACGCCGTTTGCCATACATATAAATATAGTGCCTCTAATTTTTCTTTAAATAGGTATAAAATAAAAAATCACGACGAATTGTCGTGATTTTAAATTTGGTTAAGATGAACACCCAAAACAATCAACTAAACTACTGTCAGGTTTTGGTGGTAAATTCATTTTAGAATAATCAATCTCAGGTAGTGGTTGATTAGTTTGACTAATATCCACCGCTAAATGTTTCGCTCCCGTTGATATCGCCTTTGTTCTTACATAATAACAAAGTGTCTTTAATCCTTTATCCCACCCGTGAAAGTGTGATGTTGTAATTTTAGACACCGTTGGGTTAGCCAAGTAGATATTCATTGATTGTGATTGGTCAATGAATGGTGCTCTGTCCGCCGACATATCAATTAACTCTCTTTGCGATATCTCCCAAATTGTTTTGTATTTCTTAAGTAGATACTCAACTCGTTTAACCTTTTTAGAGTGATTCTTATCTTCAGGATTTAAATACTTATTAAAGTTAATGTTTTGAATTGACCCCTCGTTCATAATTATTTCGTGTTTAACCGACTCGTTCCAAATATCCATCTTCTCAAAGTCATTAATAAGATACTTGTTAACAATCATAATCTCACCACCAACAACTCTACGATTAAATAATGCTGAGTGAGCCGGTTCTGTCATTTCAAATGACCCTGTAATTTTCGCCGATGATGCCACTGGCATTTGTGCGGTAGTCAAACTATTACAAACCCCATATGTTTTAACATCTTCTTTTAGTGAATCCCAATCCCATATCCCTGAAACATCATCGTTAGTTAATCCCCACATATCAAATTGGAAAATTCCTTTTGACATTGGTGACCCGTCAAAATATTTGTATGGTTGATACTCACCAGTCTTACAAAGATTATTACTTTCATAAACCGCTCCGTAATAGATTGTTTCAAATATCTCTTTGTTTAACTTCTTAGCCTCATCAGATGTGAATACATAATCCATTAGGAAAAATACATCAGCAAGTCCTTGTGTTCCGATGGCAATTGCTCTTTGCTCCATACCACCCTTTAAACCCTTTTCAGTTGAGTAATGATTAATATCAATAACTTTATTAAGTGCTCTAACAACCTTTCTTGTTTCGTTGAACAACAAATTAAAGTTAAATTTACCATCAATAATGAAGTTCTTAAGAATCATTGAAGATAGGGTACAGATTGCAGTTGTTACTTCGTCAGTATATTGATAAATCTCATTACATAGATTGGATTGTTTGATAACTCCGATATTCTGATGGTTCGTCTTTCTGTTAGCACTATCTTTTGAACATAGGTATGGAACTCCGGTCTCAATTTGTGATTCAATAATCTTATACCAAATACTCTGAGCGGTAACTTTCTTACCTAATCCCATCTTAACTGCTTTGTTATAGTTCTCTTCGTATTCTTCACCATAACACTCTTGTAGAGTTTTAATGCCAGCTCTTTTAATGTCATTAGGACAAAATAAATACCAATCGGAACTCTCTCTAACTGCTCTCATAAAGTTATCAGGAATCCAAAGTGCGGTGAATAAATCTCTCGCTCTTAGTTCTTCTTGACCTGTGTTTTTCTTAATATCCAATAGGTCAAAGATGTCTTTATGCCAAGGCTCAATGTAGATTGCCGCGCTTCCTGGTCGTCTTCCTTGTTGGTTAAAGAATCTCAATGACTCATTAACGATTTTAAGGTATTTAAGTAATCCACCCGCGAATCCACCTGATGATGAAATTCTACTTTCTTTAGACCGTATATTACTCATAGATAAACCAATACCCGCAGCGTCTGATGAGTATGTTGAGATGTCAGTTAATGTGTCCAATAATCCAGCTCTTGAATCACTATTATTGTAGTGTAACACACAAGATGCTAGTTGGGGAACAATAGTTCCCGAATTAATCATAATTGGTGTTGCCGGTGATATTAGTTGTGTGGATAACGAGAAGTAATAATTAACCGCTTCTTCAAATGATTTTGTAACCCATAGAGCAACCCTCATATACATATGTTGTGGTCTCTCTAATACAATACCTTCAGGGTTCTTCAAAAGATACATTTCCTGTAACGATCTCCAACCAAAGTAGTCAAAGTTATAATCATTGTCGTGGTTAATAACCTCATCAATGTTTGACACTCCATAACTCTCAATGATTTCCATAAGTTTATCACTTACGATACCATCTACGTGTAGGGTATGCATTGTATTACAAAAACTTGGGTCAGTTTCTTTATGGTGTAAAGAGATAGCGATACTTGCCGCTAAT